AGAACGGCTCCAGAGATAGCACTGGCCGTCTCAGACTTTCCACAGATGTCGCAGATTTCTGTTACAAATTCATCCCTCGTCAGAGTTCCTAATCCCATAATTTACCTCATTATTTGTTCTGTATACCTTGACCTTATACTTTTGATTTTATTCAAGTAGTCCTTCCTTCTTTTTACCACCTCTGGGTCTGTGCTTAAAACTCCACCTACTCCCTCTTTATATGCCATTACAAGAGCATCCATAACATCTTCTTTGGACGTGAATACTACCTTATAATCATTAGGGAAAGACACTGTGTTAAATCTAAATATGTCTCGTGCAGCTTCCCTTGCTTGCTTATCATCCAACGCTACACTTTTAAAGGTCTTATCCTTCCACTTGTCTGGAAACATTTTCTGAATGCTCCTAAAGGCTGAGCGTTTTATTTGATAGCCTCCAAGAGCACCAGACTCGGGATGAGGAACATAAGCTTTCTTATCCCTTCCACTTGAACTCTCTGCTTCATAGATTAAGTCAAGTATTTCATCCATTACCTTATAAACCCTATCGCTGTAAAGGTTATCTCCCCAGCATCCCCAGCCATCTGGGTAGCAACTACTGCGGCACAGGTTGTTCCAACGAACTCAGTTACAGTTCCTCCAGTAGTAGAATAAAATTTACTATTAGCAGGGTCAAAGAACACTGATGTTCCAGTAGTTCCTGCATTTATTGTTATTCCACCAGATGCCACAGGAACACCACTAGGTTTGAAGCACTCAAAGTAACCACCAGTTGCATTCCATTCAAAAATGTGTCCATTATCACTTGGACCATTTGCTACACAGGAAAGAACACCCTTAGCTACCTTAGCATTAACTGCACCCGTGTGTGCTACGTCTACAAAATACTTAGTAATTGCTGTTATCTCTGCAAGGTCTGCAGTGGCGTAAGCTGAAATGTCACACTTTCCAGCATATACACCCAAGCTCCTACTAATCCTCTCTGCGTGCTTCATTGGACTTGTTACTGTTACTGTATAAGCCATGACTTCCCCCTCTTTAGTGTCGTTTGTTGACTTCCCGTTTACCTAAAGTTCCCTTCTCATCCTTCCCATCCTTTACAACAACAGTTCCTATTGGGTTCTTCCCCCTCTTCTTTTGAAAGAAAGTTAGTTTCTCCTTAGCCTCAGACTTTAACGCTTTCTCAGCGGTCTCAAGTCTAAGTGTCATGTAAGCCTCATGTCTTCTCATCTCTTCTGGGGATAGCACTATCATCCTAGCTGCATCATTTTGAATTTTAAGACTCCCCATTTGACGCCAGAGTGCTACGTTCTGTATAGTTACTCCCCTATGATTGACCCAAATGCTGAAGTCAACATAGTATTCGAGGCCTGCATCCAACACACTATCACTAAACCAACTGTCGGTGGGTGCCTGGGTATTACATTTAAACCAAGGTTTTTTAAGCTTCTTGAAGACATCAACTTTAAATAGGGTAAAACAGTAAGCCATAAGGTCTACCTTTTGAAGACCCTTCCTTTGGTCTGGAGGCACCTCATAAAGACGAGCTGGACCTTTAAGAATTGGCATATTAGCCACCTTCTGCTTGGTATCATATCTTCTAAAAGCACACATCGCATAAGGAAAGCCTGAAGCGTGCATTACACCCCCAACTATATCCTTATCGTCACTCAACAGTTTAAGAAACATATCTGCTGTTACGTCGTAAACATCATCATCCATTAGTAAAAGATGAGTGCAACCACTTTCGATTGCTAGGTCCACGAGCCTCTCTTCAGCCATGTGAACGGGCATTCTGTGCATAAACTTATACGCAACATGAAACTTAGTTCCCTTATGCCTATAAGTCATAAGCTCTGTCCAAAACCTAAGGAAGCTCTCAGCGAACTCGTGAGACCAACTTAGGATGGGAACCCCTATCAGTATCTTTGGAACTATTTTCTCCTCTTTTACTTTCTTCTTCGCCATGATTTTAACCCTTCCTTTCTTTAAGTTCAGAAAGGAGAGAGGGTTAATCTCCCCCCTTTCCGTAGTTTACCTTTATGTTAAGGTGCTATCTGCAAGAAAATTGGACTATACTCACTATCAGTCCCAAGAGCCATAGCGTAACCAATACTACAGCTTGTTCCTGCGGCTGTAGCTGCCTGAGCAGCACCAGTCCCACCAACAAATGCCATACCACCTTTAGCTATAATACCAGTTCCAGTGGAGTTCATCAAAGCACATGGACCCCAGGTCTGAAGCCAAAAATAGTCGTTAGTGGTTACTGTAATTGGGGCTACACCTACAGGAACATCACCAGTAGCTCCTGCTTCAACCACTTTATTATACATGTTCCTAAGAACAGTAACTTGGTCAGCGGCTGTGTGGGTGGTTACGAGGACATCGTAGAGTTCCAGCGTCCCTGTTGCTGTTGCTGCAATGTCACCGTGGTTCTTAATTCGATACATTGGGCCAGGGCTTGTGCCCTCAGCTACAAAGACATAGCCTTCGTTATACTCACCAGAACCTACACTCCCAGAGGAGTAAAGGTTAAGAGTTCTATCCCCTATGTTGTGTTGACCAGCGGTAGTCTGGACTACGCTTACCTCGCCAGCATTTACATCAGGGGATTGCATTAGATTACCAGCGGCTATTGTTCCCCCTGCACCTGCCCTAGCATACCTAAAGACCCTATCCCCAACTACCTTCCTTGAACCTAACCGAGCCATTTGAATTTGGGAAGCTTGGTATACTCCCTGACCCCCTTGAGGTAATGTTACCTGGTCACCCCTCCAGTTTACTAAACCAGAGTCCTCAGTTTCACCCTGATTTCTAATCGTAATCTTATCTGTTCCCATCTATTCCTCCTTCTTAGGTTTATGGGCTACCTCTAAGGGTGAGTTGGCTCCCACCCCGAAGTTTAGTTCTATGCAGCTTGTGAGATTATAACCCCGTGGCACCTTCTTTTGTCTACCCAGGTTTGACCTCTCTGAACTACCTGACAAACTACATCTTTGAACTGGTTTGGTATTTCCTTCCAAGGACCCATGACGAAGTTGACCGCTGGGTCATAACTAAACCCAATGTGTCTTCTATCTAACATGTAAGTGTAACCAGTGGTGCACTTTGGAGACCATATCCAAGGACGACCCTTAAATGTAATATGGTCTAGTCCCAAACTTACTGCTTCTTTATTTACTACACTTACTCTCTCAAGTGCCTCAGACTCACCAAGTTCATAGGTTGTCTGGTCGCTAACTAAGCAATCTATCTTACCCCACCTTTGGCAGGTGTTCATTAAGTTGGTCATGTCAGACTCACCATAGACCGAGAATGCACCAGTTGCTGTTTTCGTCTGGTTTCTCCAGTAGTAGTTGCCAGCCTCATCAACGGCTGTGGACTGGTTGATACCGTGGATTGTTGCACTAGTAGATGGAACATCATCAATGAGATATTGCATCCCATTGTAATCATCTACTGAGCTACCACCAGTATCCGCCCAAATCGCAGTTTCAAGCTCCTCTTGTAGGGTGTCTCTTACAGTGTTAATCTTTGCATTCATCAGCTTAATGTGAGCTGCTTCACTTCCACCATTTACTTTGTCATCTACCCAATACCTTACTATCTGGTCACCCAAGTTCCTCCAAGTGTCATAAGCAACAGTTAGTGGGTCGAAGTCACTGATTGTGAAAGTTCCACCCTTTGCAAAGAACTTAGCGGTAGTGGTCTTTTTAATCCTAAGAGGTATTTCAAGTCTTCTACCAGAGGTATCCTCTGATTTGAACATCCCCTTGGACTTCCACAATGCAACTAACCTGTTCTCCTCGAAAACTTGGTCTACAATACCAGGTCTCCTTTTAGCCCAGGTGGTAGTATACAACGTGTTTAGATATTCAGTTAATGTTGCCATTGTAACTCCCCTCTTCTATGTTATGCAGCGGGGATTTCTCCAAGCTTACCTTTTACTTCTTCTAATGACTTCTTAGCGGCTTCATCTGGACTGAGCTTTTTAAGTTCATCGTAACTTTCAGAAGCTCCTCCAGGTTTTTCACTCTTAGACTTCTGTTGCTTCTTCTTATCAGCTTCTGAAGTCTCGGTGTGGATGCCCTTTACGTGGTCTTTAGCTTTAGCATAAAGCTCACCAAGGGTTAGGTTTGCATTCTTAGGGTCAAGGGATAGACCATACATTATGGGTCGGTAGGTTTTGAAATCCTCGTGTTGACGGGAGAAGGCATCTATTTCTCTCTTGGTGTCCGCATCTCGGTCTGCTTTACTCGACTTCTTAAGGTCGTCCATCTCTCCTCTAAACTTATCCTCAGCTCTTTTAGTTGCGAGGTCTAAGATTTGCTTTGGAGTTAACTTCTCCAGAGCTTCGTCCGAGAGTTCATCCTTCTTTTCCCCTTTGTCCTCTTTCTTGTCCCCTTTATCACCCTTGTCATCTTTACTACTATTTAACCAGTCAAGGTATTCAGGAGAGAGAACCTCTAACCTTAAATCTTCCAATTCCCCTTTGCTTTTTTCAAGTTCCGCTACTATTGCGTCGTGGTCAGCTTTGGATACACTATCTCCGCCACTTTTGTCGCCTTTGTCGCCTTTGTCTCCATCGCCTCCATCTCCATCAGCAAACCATCTTCTCCCACTTAACTGAAGTAGGTTTGGGTAGATGTAATTCATATGCCTAAACATTTGCTACCTCCTTCTTTCCCTCATCGGGTTTGGGTTCGACCTCAGGGTTAGCCCTTACAGGTCGTGTTATGTCTCGCCTTCTTAATCTATAACTTCTACTTATACTATCCATTGCAGCTTTTATAAATTTCCCTGACCAGAAACCAGTAAAGGTTACTTCTGGTCTTTTCCCTGGAGTGTATTTTAGGAAGATTGTCTTCTCCTCTTCCATCCTTTCCTGGGGAGTGCCACTAAGAGCTGATGCTAATGCTTTAGAAGTTAATCTCTTTTCGGGGTCCATAGTTCCTCCTATCTGAGGTCCCTAGCTACATCATCTTTCATAACCAGTCCTCGTCGGTTAAGTTCCCGTTTAAACTCTTCTTTATTTCTTGTAAACACTGGTTTGTCTCCAAGTCCAAAGTGCCAACCTTTATAGCCCTTACTCTTCCTCTCAGCGTTTCGCTTGGCTAACTCTCTATGTTTACCCTTACTTGCAAGGTAAGAGTCATACTCATTACTAGTTAGGTCTGTTTTTCCTCTCGGCATCTTTTAACTCCTTTTCACAATTGGAACAACGCTCTCCTTTGAAGCACTTGTTACACTTAGGACATATAGTCAATACCTTCAACTATCCTCCTAATCCTGGGAAGCTACCCCTACCCCCACCCATTCTCATGAAGTCGTTGAACATCATAGCTTTCTCTGGGCTTCTACCAGGACCTTCTCCTGGGAATAGGAGCTTTGGGTCTATCCAATCAAATTGGGAAGCGTAACTTTCAAGTAGATATTTGGTATCGAGGCCTGGTATCTTTAACGAGAGCTCTATAAACTTCTCAGCTTGGGCTTGACGAACTCTTTGGTCTGTTGGAATTGCCTCTTCTGGGTTTATCTTATAGTTAAACTCACCTTTAATTTCACGACCTGTAAAGCGTATCCAGTATTTTGCTCCATCGTTGCCTACTATATCTATTAGACGCTCTGCTGTCCAATTGTCAAAGATTATCTGGTTCATACCTCTAAGAATTGAGGATAGGAGGTCAGCCACACCATCTCTTCTTTCATCTATTCTAATCATACTGGCTGCTCTTACAATTTCCGCCTCGTGGGCTGTCCTTCTACCACTGGGAGCCTCGAAGGAACCCATTTGATTTCGGGAGAAGCCTACAATTTCTCTTACATCTTCTCTAATCTCTCGAGCGGCTATGTTGAAATCGGGTGGGACATGGGATTGGAGGAGGCTCACTACCTTTCTAATGTCTCCTTGAGGGCCTACCTCTACTCCAACGGCTGCTTTGGGGTCAGCATCGAGTAGTTTAGTTAACTCATCCTTTTTAAGGAGGCCTTTATCATATAATATCTTGAGAAGTGCTACTCTTCGGTGCATCTTAGCCATAGTTCTTACATCATTTAGCTCTAATTGCTGCTTTTCTATCATACGAGCGTCTGGAGCCCACCAGAAGTAGTCTGGGTCTTCGTTGAAGCCAAGAACTCTAGCATTTAATCCCTCAATTTGAAGATAATCATAATCATCTCTAAGAAACTTATTGTGGTCAAGAGATATTACCATCAACCTTCCGCTTCTTAGGTCATGTATTTCCCAAAGCTCTACCCATTCACTCTGCCAATCTTCTTCAAGGGTCTGGTTAATACCACCAGGTATCCCTTCTGGGCTTCCCCCTAGTCTGGTTTTGTAGGGGGCTTTAAGTTTAGCTTTATTCTTATATTTAGGGTCCTCTTTTATGTCTTTTAAAGGTCTCATCTTCCTAAATCCATACCATTGGTTCTCCCCCCACTCGTGGGTTCCCCAGGGGACTATAAAGTCTGCTGGATTACATCGAAGGAACCAGGGCATACCAGGTTTTACGTCTATATTATACTCTATTCTTTCACCTTTTTTATTAAAGGTAGTGAGGGAACTATCTTCAAACTCTTCTGATGAGAAGGAGGGGTTGAAGCCAAATTCCGTATCATAACCGAAGATGCCTGGACCTCTACCACAAGTGTAACAGTCAAGTATCATGGATTTGAGTTGTTTTTTGATACCAAGTTCCCTTAAAAGGTAGTTATCTACTCTCTCTAAAACTCTGGCATGCATCGTGTATCCTGGCTTCATCGGAAGAACAGCTACTCGGGGGTTTCGAAAGTAGACTTGGGGAATGATTGAGCGAGCCACGGCGTGTATTATATTTACTGGGACTATACTCTCTCCCCAGAAGCCTCTAAGCATGGTCTTGTAGCGCCTCCACTCATTAGACCTCCCATATTGGGTGCGATACCTTACTCCCATCCTAATTTGAGTCTTCCAATAGTCTAAGCGTTTAGGTTTTTTACCCTCAAGTCCATCAATAACCATGGGCTGCTTTTAACCTCTCTTTGTTCTCTTTCTCACTCTTTGGGCGTTTAATACCTCTCTTCTCTAAACTCTTCCACTTTTTATCCAGGTAGCTCTTCTTATTCATTTGCTTAGGGCCTCTGTATACTTATTCCCTCTCTTCTTAAGTCCAGTTCCCCTTTTAGGGAGTTTACTCTTCTTCCCATAGAGTCTTCTATGTCTTGCTCTTCTTTGAGCCTCTGTTCTTGGATGTCCTCTTCTCCTTTTACCATCCCACATTTTACCCTCCAGCTAAAGCTTTAGAATACTTGTTTTTACCTCTATAGTGCCCATACTTCCTTATCCATTTTCTCCACATGCTGGGTTTATTATGTCTCATCCAAGACTCTTGAGCGTGTGAAGTGAAGGGCATAATTTCAATTTTTGAACTTATAAACCAACCAACGGGTCTTCCAGTATAACCTCAACCTCTTGCTCAGTAAAGGGGTCAGTTTTAGGAAGTTGGTCTCCAAAGATACCTTTCCCTCTCCCCTTTCCCCAGGCCTCCTTTAAAAAGTCATCAATATTCCCTAAAGGGAGGAAATCATTCCTATTCCTCACACTAACATCCCTTTTAGCGACACCAGGTCTAGCCACCTGAATTTGATAAGCAAGGGCATCCAATATATCCTTCTTACAAGTATGGTCATTAGGGACATAATCACAAAACTCATCTATAAACTCTTTATGACTATCTTTACAATGAACAGCAAGGTTTGAAGCAATTGGCTCAATAGCTCTAATCCTAAGTTCCTTACTCTCATTCCCCTCAGGTTTAATATTATGAATACGCATCCAAGGCACCTTACCATCTTCCATGTAAATGCGGGCAAAGTGGGCAAGTGACTTCTGATAATATACACTCTCCACACTGATACTCTCAGGGTGAAATAAGTTCCAATGCTTCCCCATTAGTTTAATTACCTCACTCGGGTCAAACCTACCAGTATCATAGTGGACTAACCATACGTGATTAAGGTGGTCCCAACCACAAGTAAGGACAACTGCATTACAGTCCCCCCTCTTGCGTTTAGAGCTTCCCCATTCAGCAAGGTCTACAGTGGTAAACTTCCTAATGGTCTCAGGAACCTCTCCTGGACTAGTGTAAAGCTGAAGCCATGGCTTTTTGAATAACATCTCTTCAGGCGAGCGTGGAAAGAGGAGGTATTGCGTGGAGAATATGTAGGTGCCTTGGGCATCTCTTATCCCTCTTAACTGTTTCTTGTCATAACACTCAGGCCACTCTGGGTCACACTCCTCCCAATTTAAACCAGCGTTTAGTTGCTCAAGCTTAACAGCAGCCCTCATAAACCTCTCATAACTTGGCTCATTATCCCAGATATACTTAATAAGGTCTCTCTTAGCCCATCTAGTCCCAATATTATAAATCCTAGTATGTCTACCAGGAACCAATAGTGAGTGAGTGAGCTTATGCCACCCAATAGCCTTATCTATATCTTCCTGACTTGGATGTAACTCCTTCCCAGTGAGGTCATCTTTCTTGGCATATACAAGGTCATCCTCTACTACCAAATCATAATGCCGAGAGATAGAGGCACCACCTACTCCAGCTGCCTCAAAAGTACTTTCAGTATAATTATTAGCTCTATTTATACAAGCACTCTGATTACTCCACCTAATCTTATTAAAATTCCTCGGTATTACTTCTGGAAACAGCATCTGCATCACAGGATTACTCTCATAAGTCTTCCTAATAAGGGAAATCATCTTCTCAGCATTACTAATTACATAACTTGCAACAAGTATCCTCATATCAGGTCCCAATTTCCAAAACTTATCAGTTGGGTCAGTCCCTTCTGGGAACTCATCAGCCGCTCGTCTAATCAAGGTCGCCCAAATCGGGTAAGCTATCGACCCAATCCAAGTCTTAACAAAAGAACGGGGCATAGTAGCTTGTTTCCTTCTACTATCCCCCTCTAAAAACCTACAATACTCTCCATGGAGGTCTTCCGTAATATCGTCGTAGCCCATCACACCAACACAAAATGCGTAAAGACTACGAAGACATTGTTTCCTTAAAACTAACCTCTGTTTTTCTGACATCCTTACTAAGTCCATTACTTTCACCTCTATTAACAAGACGCATAGCATCTATGTCATCTATCATTATTCTTCTCGTTCTGTTGTAATAGATACCTTACTGCTACTATCACCACTTTGCGCCATTTTCATAACTCGCTCAAACCTATCAGCCATCTTATCCGTAACTTCCACCGTAATCTTAGTCTTCTCAGTATGAGCTTTATACCCCGCCCTATCAAGTATGGAGTTAGAAATAGAGTTCCTTACAAACTCACTCCCAGCACCATCCAACATCTTCTCTTGAGCCTCTATAGCCTTAATAGCAAGTGCCTTAATTTTACTCTCTACAGGGTCTCCACTAACTATCCCATCAACCTTATTATCAATTACCCTATCCTGAAGCTCTCTCCACTTCCTCTTCCTTCTTGACATAAAAAGAGGACTATTCCTAATAGCAGATATCCTAGTCCCTGACATACCCAGCGCACTCTCCATATCCTTACCACTCGAACCCGCAATATCCATAGCAATCATCAGTTGAATTCTAGAACTCATATTAACAGGTTCATTTGCAAGAGTAGATATAGCCTTCATATTATGTGGTTTTACCTGTCCCATTTCCACCTCCCTCTACTAAACAAAAAAGCGACACAAAGGCATCAACATTTAAGTCAATGTAATGTGTCGCTAAGCTTAGTAACTATCACCCCAGTCTTCGTCAAGACGAGGCGTGTAATTTCAAAAAATCCAAATCGGCTTTGTTCAACTTTTAAAATCTATACCCCAAACATACTATATTTCCATTGTATAGTATATCACACAAGGTAGGTTTTGTCAAGGGAAAAGTGTTGAAATTACGGATTTTTTTATTTGCTCTAACCCTTTGAAATCATTGAACTTATAACTTTTGAGCCTCAAATTTTGGTAGCGTAAATTTGGGGGTAAACTAATAAAACTAAACACTCTGGGGGGTGTGGTGGGTAGGTTATATTAAATAACATAACATACCTTGATTACATAGCATACATATAGGGGCATTACCTATATTATACATACACGCAGAGCCGACGGCTCGGGGCGTTTCTCTAACTCTAATGGAGGCAATCACTTACAACATTAGCCCTGATACGATTTATGTAGATTTCCCTTGACATTATAGTTATATATGCTATACTTATAATACAACCATTAGTATAATCATATTGCTCTTTAAAAACTAAATATGTCGGCGTGTTTATGCTATGCTCGGAGGTCTATGCGTAAACTTGAAGTAGGTATAAAATACAATGTCCCTGATGACTTTGACGACGCAGGAACAGAAATTACGGGAACTTGTGAGATTACATTATTTGATAGCGTTGCCGACGCAACGGATAACTTATCAGAGAAAGAAGTTTTGAAACTCATCAATGATAAGCATAAAATCAATCAATGTAATACAGCAAGGTTAAAGTTAAAAACTGACAATGGACACATCGTATCTCGTGAACTTTCACCAGAAGTCAAAGAACGCTTGAAAGCAACACGACGCAAAAATCAACAAGCAATAAAAGTTTTGCAAGGTTTATCAGCAGATAAACTCGCAGAGTTAGGTATAACACTCTAACTCTAACATTAACTCTAACATTTTTATAAAACATCACATAGATAACACGCCGATATATTAGTTTTATCCCACCATTTTTGAAAATTACTCCCATAAACTAACATTGTATTGACAGGTTAGTATTGTATTGACATCATAAGTGATTTATTGAAATTACAGGACTTTTTAAATCTCTTTAAAACACGGAGTTTATTAGACTTACAGCGTTTTGTGTAACTCTGTGTAACCCTCATTTTCTCCGAACCCCAATAATTAGAAGGACTTATAGAAATCTGGCGAAAGTTACACAGTTACACGGGTATCCTATTTTACTTTATAAATATATTTATAATATATATAAAATATATATATAAACATACTTCTTAAAAACATTTAAAAGCACCCAGCAACCCCCTGTGTAACTGTGTAACTTTGGTTCTTTTTCTATAACCCCAATAATCCCAACAGCTTAGCGTAATTTCAAAGTTACACAGAGTTACACGGATTTACATAACTCCAATGAACTCCGTGTTTTAAGGTAATTTAAAATCTCTTTATTGAACTTACACCCTCAACCCCGCCTCTACTCAAATCTCCAATATAAGCCCTCATCTTTTCCAACCCTATACTCCCCTATACCCTCGCTAT